CCTCCTAAAGCTCCTGTAAGAGCATTATAACGTGGCTGTTCTGCAGCTTGTTGTGTAATTGGGAATCCAGATGCTATAGGTGATACAATACCTGCGTATTGAGCTAACCTATTATATGGAGACATTTGTTCATATTGATATCGTTGTAAATCTTCTTGTAACATTCTACCTTGTAAATCTTCATAAGCACCACCAACACCAGCTAATCCTTGAGCGCCTTGCATTGCTCTAGCATCTGCTGCTCCTTGCATTGCAGGTAATTGTCCTGCAGCTTGTAGTTGTTGTTGTTGACCATATTGATTAGCAGCTTGCATAGCTTGTGCATTCATCATATCGGCAGCTTGTTGACGTCTAAACTGATCACCTTGCATACCCATCATAGATTGAGTTTGAAACTGGTTAGCGCCTTGCGCTCTAGCTAATGCATCTTGTTGTATGCCTAGCTGTCTATTTCTTTCAGATTCACTTAATTGTGAAGCTATAGGTGCATATGCTTGTGTAAATGCGGTTTGGGCTGCAGCTTGTGCGCCTGGACTAGTTCCAGTTCTACCCATACCACCAAACTGATCTTGTACAGCGTTTAGAGATTGGTTAGCAATACTAGATTGTAAGCCACTTAAATAATCTTGTTGTGGAGATAGCTGTGCCATACCACTATAAGTTTGTGTAGGTATACCAGAATACTGACCGCCTGCACCTACATTACCTCCAAATATACTTGGAGCTTGTCCTGCAGCATAACCAGAAAATACATTTCCAGCTTGTTGCATCATTGGTGATCCAGATAATTGATTAGTAGATAAATTCTGTAATCCTTGTAAACCTTGTTGTGTTTGTTGTGCAAAAGGTACTACTGTAGATCCAGGATAATATTGTGAACCAGTTCCAGATTGATATAAGTTTGAAGCTTCAGTTAGTATATTATTTAAATATGGTTCTGATGGTGCATAAGGTGATACCTGATTCTCTTGTGTAATTGTGTCTCCGCCTCCGCCTGACATATTATAGTTTCCTTTCGAGTAAAACGTGTGTTTTCTTAAATTGATATTGTTTTAGGACTCTTTCCCATCCAGGTCTAGCCCATGATTCTACGTGTGTACATTCTTCTGATTTAGCCCAATTAGCTATTTCATCCATTACGTGTACCCATTTTTTCATTTCACGACCAGTAGCAATAAATACATTACATACTTTTGAATTTGGTCTTTTTAATATTTGTGTAATAGCTGTACAATAATGTGATTCTTCAGCATCTTTATCCCAACCTAACCACAGCTGCATTGTTTCATCTAAACAATTAGATTTAATATCTGAACTATTATAATGTTCTCCAGATCTTTCTAATGCTAAATGAATGTGTTTATCTACTAAACCCCATGCTTCTTCTACATTATCTGTAGGTATTAATATTGCTTTGATCATGTAATTTCTAAATAAGATACAATTCCAGATATAACATCAGCATTTGCTGCGGTAATTTTTAACACATCTCCTGCTTCTAATATCATAGATCCTTCTACACCATTAACAGTTGTACCTGTTGATACGGTATGATTATACACAGTATAGGTAGTACCACCACTAGTTACTGATAAAGATACTAAAACATTTGAGTTGTGGGTACTAGCAATCTGGACTGATTTAACAATAATAGCAGTATCGCTTGGTGCTGTATAAATTGTAGTAATACTAGTGCTATCTAAAGCAAAGAATTCATTTTTATAAGTATGTGCCATTACTCAATTCCTTCATCAGTATTAAATGTTTTATATGGTTCTTTACTTGCTGTCTCATTAAATCCATCATTAAGATTTTTATAAAATTCATCTAATGCATTATGCTCACAATTTAAACATTTGCAAGAAACACATGCACCATTGTTTCCACAATGACAGCTATGAAAACAATTTCTACATGCATCTACGCTAGAAACCATGCTACTACTTCCTGATTTTCTACATTGTGATATGTAATAAGTTGGTTAACAACATCTTCTGTTACTAATTGAAATTCGTATTGTGGTAACAACACACCTTCTAAACTAGCAGCAGGATAATTGTAAATATATGTTAGGTTTAATTTACTAGACATTACCAGCCGCCACTACTACGACCAGTAGGTCCTGTACTACCAACTCTACCAGATCCAGAAGCTTCAGGTCCAGAAGTATCTTGTCCTGCGCCTCCACCTTTTTTATCTCTTTCTAAATTACGTTTATTAGCAGCGGTATTAGCTTGATCTGCAGCTGTTTCTCTTGCTGCAGCAGCACCAAATGGACCTTGAGGCTGAGAACCTCCACCAACAGTTCCACCTGGACCTGTTGTACCTTTTGGCGCACGATATCCTCCACCAGCTATCTCTTTTATTTTAGCAACAGTTGAAACTTTTTTTCTTTGTATAGCTTCTATAAAATCTCCTAATATATTTGCATCTTCTCCATAAGGACTTGCTTCATAATCTGGATTATTATAGCCAAAATATGCACCTATTAAATTAGGATTATAAGTTGGATCAGGAAGATTTTGCATTGGACCTCTATCTCCTCCACCTTGTCTTACTGCAGCATTAACCATTGTATTTAGTGGTAAAAAATTACTATTATTTGCAGCTTGTGGCGGTACTCCTGGTGTATAACTTAAATAATTAGCAACTCCAGATGGATTCATAGATGTAGCTCCACCACTAAAATCACGTGTAATTAAACCAGGTTGAAAATTATTAGCTAAAAGATTTTGTTGATATCCAGGCATTGTTCCTGTGAAACCTTGTAAATAATCTGGACTACCAAAACTAGAATTTTGTATACGTTGTTGTAAGTCTGCTGTTTGTGGGTTGGTTAAAAGTACCATTATCTATATCCTTCATTAGTTGCTTCAATGTCAATACCTTGTGCATCTGACCAAGTTGTACCTGCTGGTATTGTTAAATTAAATTTAAAATATCTTGCTGATTTACGCAATGGTATATTGCCAGTACTGTGCATAGTTGATGTACCTGTCGTACTAAAAGAGTCAGCAACTCTATTACGATGGCTTAATGTTCCTATAGCAGCACTTGTGTCTACAATAGGTCTAACATTGCTTATTAATGATCTACTAGTTGGAAATATTTCTGTTTCTCCAGTACCTATTTCAGCAGCTAATGTAGCGCCACCAAATGATCCTAATTTATGACTAGTATTAAAAGCACCTAAAGATCTTAGACCACCAATAAATACAGGGTTATCAAGTGATACTGTTATAGCATCTAAATCATCTGTACCTGATGCTGGATAATCGTCTAGTTCTTCTAATGTAAATCCAGGTGATAAGTAATCAATAATAATTTCATGATCTAATTCTACTATAGACCATCTTTCACTAGCAATATGATAGATAATAATTTTATCATTTTGTGTACCTGCATTGTTACCAGTTGCAGATGGGTATGACCACATAACTAATTTGTTTTCATGATCGTACGATGCTCTAACTCGTTCTCTAAAAGTAAACTTAAGATCATTATAAAAGAAACGATCTACTTTATTTGCACCTATAGGTCTTGATGAATTACCATCAGTAACATAAAAACCATCTTCAGATAAGAAGTAAACTAAGTTACCTACTTGTATTACGTTTTTACCTTGTACAGCTCCTCTGTTATCTTCTATTCTTCTAAATTGAAATACAACATTACCGCCTCTATAATCCATACGAGTAATACGATTTTCTTGAAAGATTAAACCGTATTGTCCACCAGTAATACCTGTAATAACACCACCTTCTGGAAGTGTTTCAGAATCAGATTGATTAGTTCCTACTGTCCATGAGGTTGCACTATTAAAACTAGACCATTGTACTTTGTTTTGTGCATTAGGTTGAAACCCTGTAACTATAAAATTACCTACCACAGCAGCATGTCTAAATACTGGAGGTGATCCAGCAAGTGCTGCAAAGTCTGTAGAACTATCTAGTGTCCATGCTTGCGGAGCATCGTCACCATTAAAAGCAATAACTACTTCACCAAATCTAATAAAATCCCAATAGGATTCTGTAGAAAAACTAAAGGTAGTTCCTCCACTTTCATCTACAAACGCATTAGATGTTAGTTTGTATAACTTAGTAGCATCACCTGCAAATATAGACACAACACCACTATCAGACTTAAATGCTTTACCACCTTGACATCTTGCATCAGTTCCATTGCTAGAAGTAGCAGCTATATCATTAAATGGTCTATAACTGTTAACAGCAGGAAATACATTCCTAGCTTGGGTAGCTCCTGGATTGACATGGTCTGGCAGATCTGGCAGCCATTCGCCAAAAGGTAATTGCATTATACGTTATCAAAGTTGTTAATATTAATACCTGATCTTTGTATTAATGGTGAGCCATTATGTTTTTCTTTCTCATCCATTTCTCTAATTTGGTTTATACCAGTAACAAATAGTTGTTGCCATTGTGCAACAGTATCTGGTGCAATACCCCTAATAAAATTACTCGCATGATAAAGACTACCATATAAATATACAGCAGGATGATTGGTGAGTATAAAGTTAGTTGTGGTACTAGCTGACAGGGAGTCAAATGCCTTGTAGTACACAAGGTTTGCTGTGTAAGTTGTATCAGGGGTAGGGCTGAAACGAAAGTTGGTACCTTCAATGCTATAAGCTTGTGGCGTACCTGTTCTAGTAGAACCTCTCATATCAAACTGGTTGTATGGTGTACTATAAGTAAGTTTAGTTTTACCATTATTATTTAAAAAGAAACTTCTTACTCCTAAAAATCCTGTAGGTAATGCTTCTTGTTCAGCATCTATACTAACAGTTTCAGTAGTTTCCATAGATCTTATACGCAGCTCTCTATTAAACTCTGCTTCACATAAAGATATAAAATCTGGTATCTCACTAGTTAAATCATCTCTAGCTAACCAATTAGCAATAGAAGTTTGTAAATTTGCATAATTATCTAAAGCCATTATAGTTTCTTATCTCCTACTCTAAAGTTTTCAAACTCGTTACTGTTAATCATTCTTTTAATTATAGAACGTTGATCATCTTTTTCTACTTGCCACCAATTAGAGTGTCCAAACAATTCTTTACATTTAATTTGTAAAGCTATCAAAGGTATTTGAGCTATACGTTGGAACTCACCTTTTTGTTCTCCAGCTCTATGATTACGAGATATTTTATTATCTTGTAATATAGGTGTAGTATCTTGTGAATGTTTTACTACTAATTTACTAGTAGCTTTATCTACATGGATATCTTGATTAGGATTGTATATATCAGCCATGTTACAGCTCCGTTGGATCTACACCATAAGCATCTACTAATATTCTCCAACCATAAGTATCATTGTAGAAAACTAAACCAATACCTGTATTTTCTGTAGTAATTGTGAGGTCAGCAGCAGCTCCTTGTATCTTTTTTGAGTTTCTGTCAATAGTTAAATTGTTTGAGTCAAATGATGCAGTTGCGTCAAGTACATGAATTTCATCACCAGCACTAGGACTAGCAGGAAGTGTAATTGTAAATGCACCACCTGAAGTATCACATAATATTTTATCACCAGCAACAGCTGTATAGTTACCAGTTTTTGTTAAATTATAAACAGCTGATACTGCAGCGTTTAAAGTTGCAAATGTAATTTTTTTTGTAGCTGTAGCACTTGTGTCTACAACTGCAAACACATCATCATCTGCTGGGGTTTCTGATAATGCTGTTAATGCACTAATTTTACTATCAGCCATGTTTAATCCTTTTTTTTAAAACTTTTGTTCTTTGTTTGTTTTTGCTTTGTTGTTTAGAGCTTTGCTCTTTGTTTTTTATAATATTAACTAACTCGTTAAAATCCATTAGTTTTGGATAGGAGTATTAGTGAAGTATGAAACACCTACACCATCTTCTCGTATGATGTTATCTCCTGTTTCTAATAATAGGTATGTTAAATCTTCTAAGTTTATAGCATCATTAGGTACATCTGTCCTACGATTACGATACCTGTCCTGACTTCGTATTGATATAAAACCTGGTCTCATTACTGACTAAGTTCTGTTACTCTTGCTGTTCCTGTTACTGAACCTACTCTTAAAAAAGCTACTTTAGTTCCAGGTGTAACTCTAAAATATTCTACAGTAAATGCTGGTAAAATAATAGAAGTAGAAGCTGCAGTTGGTGAAGCAGCATTCATTTCTACATAAGCATCAACACTAGATACTAATCTAATTTCATTAGTTTGTGATCCAATTGCATTACCTGTTGCAGCAGAAGAATCTGCTACAGCTACAGTTTGCGTTGTTCCAATTTTAAATGTTGTTGGGGATTTCTTCATAATTTTTCCTTATGTAAAAGAGGGAGCCGAAGCTCCCCCTAATTAGTATTATTGGTTGATGTCCAAAATTACAGCGTGAGCTGCTTCATTTCTCATCTCAAGAGTCCATTCAACTAAAAGTTGCATTCTGTCTGAGTCACCAGTTTTTGCTAACTCATTCATTTGGAAATCTCTTAAGTATGCAGTAGCGACCATGTCGCTCTGAATTAAGAAACAAGCTTTGTCATCAGTAGTTGCCATTACTCTGTTAGGAACAATGTTGATATCTCCGAAGTCAGAAGAATATACGTCAATAGCAGCATATTCAGTTCTTGCTTCAGCAGGACCAAAACGAGTTGTGTTCGCATTGAATCCAGATATAACTTGTTTAACAGATGGTGGTACTACTAGCATGTCTAAATCGCCACCAGAAGTATAAGTTTCTTGGATAACGGTTTTTAGAATTGCTTCTGTTAGATCACGATCAGTACCGCCTGTAGGCGCTCTAGTCAATCCAGTAGCAGGATTATAGCCAGCAGATAAAGAACCTGCCGCATCGCCATTTGAAGAAATCCAAGTAGCAAATGAACCGATTTCTCTAGCAGCACTTGCAGAACCAGCTACAGAAACATTCTCTTTAATGATAGCGAATTCCATATCTTTTTTAAGTTCTTTAGATTTTTTAGCGATTTGGTAAGCCATCTCATCTGCTCTACCAGCTGCATCAACAGCTCCTTGAGTACCAGATATAGAGATTACTTTATCCATGATTTGTGTGAAGTTTTTAACTCTTGCAGTTGCAACCATTGCATCTGTAGTAGCTTCATCACCTTCGATAACAGCATTAGCAGCAGGAGCAGCTAGTGTGTCAGTTTGCCATTCGTGGCTAGTAGAACTTGCAACAGCTCTAGGTATAGCAGAAAGAATTGGTGTGTCTGACGGTGCAATATTATATATTACGTCAGCCAAATCTTCTCGAATACCCGTAGTGTCATAAGTATCATACAAGTTTGTTGGTTGTGCCATTTAAGGTCTCCTTATATTATGTTATGATTTTGTTTTCATACCTTGTCTAAATATAGCAGCAGCATCTTGCCATCTACCAGTTTTAGCTAGGCGTTTCTTGTTATCATTCATAGCTAAGTCTTTACGTTCACCTTTAGTTTTAGCAGTCCCAGATCTTACTACTCTTGGAGCATCAGCAACTTTTTTTACAAGTCCAGGTTTAGATTTCTGGAGTCGTCTGTATGCCATTGCATCTTTAAGTATTAAGAGCATTCTGTGATCTGTTAAACCTGCAATCTCTTGATCCATATAACCTTGATCAGATAAATATGTTTTCATATTTTGTCTAATCTCAGTAGATTTTGCAGCATCTTTCATCTCAGGCATCTTAATAAACATCTGTTTTTCTTGTTCAGATACATATTTTTGATACTCAGATTGTTGTTGCTGGTGAATTTGCATACGAGCTGCATCAAGATCTTTTTGTCTTTTCTGCATTTGATACTGTAAGCGTGAAGCTTGTACAGGATCTTCTTCGTACATTCTATCAAAATCAATACTCTGTAATTCAGAGTCTAATTGGGACTTAAGTGATTGTTCAAGCGAATGTAAATTAGCCATTTGTGTTTGAACAGCATCTCGTTCACGTTGGATCTGATCTTCTTGTTGCTTGCGCTCGATAGATAGTTCCTCTGTTTTACGAGAATAATCTGCTTGTCGTTGATAACCATTGATGAGTTCGTTTTGGTTGACCTCATATTTTTGTCCGTCTATTACAACAGGGAATATGGGTTCCTCCGATAACTCTGTAGTTTCCACAATGTCAGATTCAACTGATTCATCGTATTCTTCAGACAAAGCATTAGGTTCGTCAGGAACGTTACTGGGAGCAATTGGCTCATCAGTTTGCGTTAATGTTTCTTCTGTAACCGTTGCGGTCTCAGTTGGTGCAGGTTGAGTATCAGCTGATTGGTTCAACAAGCCCTTTATAGTTTCTGCAGCTCCACTAACTGTGGTTGGCTGCTGTTCAGCATCAGACATATAGTCCTCCTATTTAAGGTTTTTTTAAATCTTGCAGTTGTTTACTAGCAAGTTTACCTGTATTCATTATCTCAGTCAGGTGGGATTTAACCTTGTCTAACTGATGCCAGGCAACCCAGATAGCTGTTCTAGCTTCTGAATCTTTGTAGGAAGTCTGAACCATTTCTTTTTCATAAGCAGCTTTTAACATTGTAAAGCTCTCTATAAATAGTTCATCTTCTAATATGGTATTGGCTTTTGCGCCTTTATTTTGTTCTCTTATTAAATCGTTTTCGTTCATCTAGAGTTGTTTGGGTTAAAGAAAGTTTGTTGCTGTCTTTGTGTTTCATCACCTATATCACCTAATTGTGGTGACTGTCCACCTTTATTAGTATTCATGGCTTCACGTTTGATAGCATTAGAGTCAAACTGCACTTGATATTTAGCTTCTAACTCTTTTATTCTAGTCTCAAACTCTAACACCATTTGTTGTGTTTTAAGATCTATTTCTTTCTCTTTAACTTGCATATCTAGGATCTTACGTTGATTTTCTCCTTGTACTTGTGCAAGTGTAACCTTTTCAAACTCAGTAGGTGGTGGTGGTTGTGGAGCTGGCATTTGTTGCGCACCAATAATAGGATCAGTAAAGTATGTGTCAACATTTTTAAGTCCTGCAGCTTCAACCAATTTAGTTAATGTATTGTGTACATTTCTTAAATTAACCATAGGACCAGCAGCAGATTTCTGTAAATTAATTGCTTGTAATTGTCTCTCCAATATGTTGTTGAGAATAGCAAGCTCTTGTTCTTTACTACCTGTTCCAAGACCTACTTGAATATCTACGTTACATCTATTAATCCATTCCATCGGCATCATAGCAACGTACTGTTCGTTTACACGAATAATTTTTTCTTTAGTTTCATACTTGATAACAGTCTCAAGAATCTTTTTAAATAACTCCTTGACACCTGTTTCAGCAAAAACTCTACAAATTAATTCTACTCTTAATTGTGCTTGAGTTAATATCTGGTTAATACCTGATGCTGTTTTGTTTAAAGAATCAGAATCCATACCTTGTGAGTATCTAGTTACACCAGTTCTTTGTTCTCTAACTACATCTAAGTATTCTAATAGCGGCATAGCCTGTTGATTTAAAGGCTGTGATTGCAATGGTTGTATAACTGATTGTGGTGGTTGTTTAGTTCTTACAATACCGCCTGGTCGGTTAGTCAATAGATCATCAATGTTTACTTGACCATCCATAACTGCAATACGATTGTTATTAGTCAAATACATATTGTCTAATAGTTGACGCATAATAGTTGATTTAACTAACTGCACATCTTCTACTAGTTCAGATACAGAACGACCATAAAAACGGTGTGGCACTAGAATAGGTGTAACACTTACGAAGGGTTGTCTGTCAAAAGGCACATTGTCTAAAATTTTATATGAGCTGTCGCCTGCTACAGTTACCTTGCGTAATTCCGCAATTCCATCTTCATCTTCATCTATTTTTATATAGCATTCGTAAATAAGTATTTGTTCGTTTGCTGTATCAGATGCAGTATGTCTGTTTAAAGAGTTATAATCTAAATCTTCATATCTGGTTGTTCTTTCTTCACTATATCTCTGATCATTATCAGTAGGTAAAGCTTTTACTTCTTCTGGATCAAAACCCATTTCAACTAATTCTGAACGAGTTATATATTTTCTATGCGCTGTAAAGTGTGCATCTTCTATAGTTTTAGCATTACGAGCAATAAGGAATTCTTCAGGTGGTACGTTCTCTATTCGTACTTGACCTTTCTTCTTCATTCTATTTACTACTACATCATGCATCTTACCACTAGACTGTACATCTGCAGGCATTCCTTGAGCTTCTATATAATCAGCAGCTTCTTTTAAAGCTTCTTCATCATCAATATCGTACTCAGTATGTTCTAATACTTTAACTTCAGGATCAGCTATAAGCATAGCAAACTCATCATCAGTCAGACCTTGATAAGTAGATCTTTCTACATCTAATGAATCATCCCAAAAGATTTTCATAATACCATTCTTCTGCAATAGAGCATCTTTAAAGAAGGTATACATTAATGTGAAACCAGGATTATCTTTATAAAAGACATGGTTTAAATAATCAGTAGCTTGTTTAGCAGCAGCTTCATCGCCTGGCTTATTACCAATACATTGTACTGCTTTAGGTGATGCAGTAAATGTTCGCATTATTGTAGGTAAGATAGATTCTATAGTATCAGCTACATCAGTACTTACTACTTGTGATCTACCATCTTGTTCATTACCAAATGGTTCACCAAAATAATATTCTAAAGACTTTGTTCTTTGTTCTGTTAGCTCACCGCCAAGATACCCCATTGAGGTTTGTATCTCAGATGCTATTAGAGCCTTTAATTTATATTCATCCATTATCTTACTCTGTTAGGAACAATTTTTATACCTGCTTTTTTATAAACAGACCTTGCTGTTTTACTTGGGTTGCCCAGTATTTTGCTGGCAACAAAAGCCTTGCCTCTTTTTTTCGTTACAGAATTAAGAGCTTTAAGTTCAAATTGTGCAATTTTTTTAACTTCAACAATATCACTTTTAGTTAATGTTTTTTTGTTTGCTAGCTTACTTAATCTAGCTTTTGCATGTTTTATATTTTTTAAATTTAGTGCTTTACTAATCATATTAACAGTTCCATTTCCTTAATGCTTTATTAATTCTTGAGTTTGGATCATTAGCAGTCTTTTTAGAAGTTAATCGTTTCTTCATGCCACCCATTCTTGCACAAAATGATTTTCTTCTATTAGCAGCTTTAGATCCTTTTTTTAATTTACTTGGTTTTGTAGTTACAGCAGTCTTTAGTTTACTACCTGGATTAGCACGTCTGTACGATGCTACACCTTTTTTGTTTAAACCACCAGAAGAACTTTTACCTTCTTTTCTTTGCCATGCAGGTGTTTTAGAAGTCATACAATTTTCTTCTTTTTGTTGCACGTTTTTGATATTTTTTTCCTTTAGCATAGTCACTTTTACTTACTGGAAATGTTCCGCCTTGATCAAGTTTAATAGATTTAAAAGGTCCTTTTTGAAATTTTTTTTCCATATAAGTTCTTTGTTTAGCTGGAGACTTTTTAGATCTATAAAATATATTTCTTAAGCTTGGTTCACCATATGGTCCATCAGTTATATACTGCGTTTTATATCTTTTTTTAGTTGGTTTACTTTTACCAAAGGCTTTTGTTCCTGCCCGAATAGCTGCTTTACTGATCATATAATAACCTTTATTTTTTCTTTTTATTATCTTTTGTGCCTAATTTATAAGCACCATAAAGAAATCCTGCTTTTACAGGTATTCCAATTGCTGAACCTACTATCATTGCTTTTGTCATAGGATCTGCTTTACTATATTTTCTACCTAATTTTTTTTTAACAATTTTAGATTTTCTACCTGTGTTTTTTAAATAATTAAAAGCTTTTTGTGATGCTTTAGTGATCATATTATATACCTTTTATCT